CTCCTTAAAAATTTTTTGAGTTTCTAAAGGGCAGTCTGTCCAAGTGTTATTCCTGACAATCCAACCAAAGTCAAGAAGCATTTCAATAATCTTCTTGTCTTCGATGTAATGCTTTATTAAGTGGCTCATGATTTAAGCTCTTAATAAATTGTCAAGAACTGACTGGTCAACATTTTCAGCCTTAACCCCTGAAAGCCATTGACTAATGTGTTTTTGGGTCGTCCTTGACCAGTTGGTATTAGTCCTGATGTAGTCACCATTAGAAAGCTTTGCTGCTACTGGTGTCTCATAAGAAATAAAAATTTCTTTATCTGAAAATTTAAGGAGCGTTTTAGACGCTCCGAGCTTTTTAATTTGCATTTGTAAAAGTTGCTAAGTTGTTGTAATAATTTTGGGTGATAGTGTTAAGGCTTTGATAAATTCCAAAGCCTGAATAAATAACACAACCAAAAAGAAAGAAATAAGAAATTAATTTAATTCTCATTTTTTGTTACCTCGTGAAAATCAAAGTCATATTGTAAAGTTGGGAAAAGGTCTAAAACCTCGTCCCAATCAATACCGCAAAAAAATAAAGTTTCGTCTTCAGTCATTAGAAAATACTCCTAATAAACGTCTAAGAAAATTTCTTTTTTTGATAACTTTGAAATCTGCAGGAATTACAATATTTGAAAACTGAGTTTTAGCAGGTTTCAAAATTGTGAACTTTGGAAGCTCTACAGACTTAACAACCTCTACGCGGTGAAAGTATGGCTGACGCTTGTTGAGTGTCTTACATACTGCCAATGCTTGCTTTTGTGTTCTACGCTCTGCAACTAAATTCCAGTTTCCTGTCTTAGTTGCATAGTCGATCCCGTTGTATTGGGTGATTTGATAAGCGAAAGTCATAATTTTTTAATTAACTTTTGGATAAGTGAACAATAAGTAAAAGGTATTCCTTTTACCTTTAGGCTGGCCTATTGCTGCGAGTCTGTTGCTGCTTCAGAATCTCAGAGTCAGATAGTAACTAAGAGAGGTTAGAAGGGCTTCAGGCCTGCGAGTGGATCAGCCTAGAGGTAAAGGGAAATTTTGTTGAGACAGGCAGGCTAGAATCTATATCTTTCTAGCGTTCTTCAGGTGATCTAGTTTTCTAGGATACTGGCTAGTCCTGAAGTCTTGAGGTGGTTGCAGTTAATATCGCAACTCCTGCTCAACTATGTATATATTAATTATACAAGCATGATGTCAAGACTGCAACAAAAATGATACATATAGTGATGCTACAAGTGACATATTGAGTAATTATTTATGACATTATGAGTAATCATATATGACATTACTATGATACATACAGGGGGTAGTGTTGTAACAAATGTTACGCTATATGACATGCCGTACAACTTAAATATATTCTCGATATCTTCGTTACTAATACAGAGTTACTACTGCTTTTGTTCTACTTTGATTGATAGTTCAGGTGCTTGAATATTGACTGTCTCTACAGATTCTCCAATAACCTTGCCTAATGAATCGAGTATTTGTGCTGCTGTTTGTAGTTGTCCTTTAGATATTGCCTTGTTAAATAGTCTAACTCTCATAGCTTGAAGTCTAGGAAGCATATTTTCTCTATCTTTTTCCCAGTCTTCATTATTCCAAACCTTGACCCTGCCCCAATCGCTCCAAGCAGAAGTTTCTGAAATACCTTCTATCTTTGCATGTTCGAGAACAAGTTGCCTTGTTGTCTTCCCATCTAGCTGACGAGAATACAACCTTTGACTTCTAAGTTGAATATGCTCCTGTGTATTGCAAGCAAATTTAGAACGTCTTTTTTTCTTAACCTGTACTTCTTGTTTAAAATCTTCTGGAACGAAACCAGATAAGCATGATTCAGCCACGGACTCAATCAGAATAAAGTGATTAATTGAATGATAACCTAGAAAAGTGAATTTAGGCTATAAATAGGGGGTATTAGTTGAAAAATTTGTTATTTTTTAGTGTATGGCCGTAAAAAACGCACCAGAAATAAGTTTAAGATATGCCCAGGGCGAAGTTTTTAACAGCAATAAAAGATTTCGATTACTTGTAGCTGGCCGAAGGTTTGGAAAATCCTACCTTTCTTGCATAGAGCTACTTCGTGGAGCGATAAATCGACCAGGGGAGACATATTTTTACTGTGCTCCGACATATCGGATGGCGAAGGACATTGCATGGAAGGAATTGAAGAGGTTAGTGCCTAAAATCTGGGTACAGTCTAAAAATGAGACAGATTTGAGAATAGAATTAATAAATGGATCAACGATTGAGTTAAAAGGGACAGAAAATGCGATGGCTTTAAGAGGTAGGAGTTTATCTGGTGTTGTTTTAGACGAAGCTGCATTTATGGATCAAGATGTATGGGCAGAAGTTATAAGACCTGCGTTGGCCGACAAGCAAGGATGGGCACTGTTTATTAGTACACCAGATGGAACTGCGAGCTGGTTTTACGATATGTGGTGTTTTTGTGGAGAAACCGATAGAGATGATTGGCAAAGATGGAGTTTTACTACGATCCAGGGGGGTAATGTTGCGGAAGAAGAAGTTGAAGCAGCTAGGAGTCAATTAGATGCGAGGACATTTAGACAGGAATTTGAAGCCAGTTTTGAGAACTTAACAGGATTAGTAGCTGTAAGTTTTGATGATGAGAACATTTCGACTGAATCTGTTGATTTACATTTGATGCCCTTATTAATTGGACTGGATTTTAACGTAGATCCGATGGCAGGAATTTGTGCTGTAAAGCATAACGATTGTCTTTATGTGTTTGATGAGATTATGCTGACAGGTGGGGCAACAACTTGGGATTTTGCAGAAGAAGTTGTAAGAAGGTATGGTGTGGATCGTAGAGTAATTGCCTGTCCTGACCCAACGGGTAGTGCGAGAAAAACCAGTGGTGTAGGGGTAACTGACCATACGATCTTAAGAAGGAATGGATTTACAGTTATGAGTCCAAAATCACCCTGGAAGATTAGAGATAAGATTACTGCTGTGAACACAGCTTTGTATGATGCGAATGGTGAAAGGAGAACATTTATCCACCCACGATGTAAAGAATTGATAAAAGCACTTAGGACGTTAACTTACGCACCAAATACAGGCATGCCTAATAAAAATTTAGGTGTAGATCATGCGTTTGATGCTTTTGGTTATCTTTGTCTGCAACAATTTAACTTAGCGAAGCCAGAGACACTAGGCCAAACTTCGTTTAGAATATATTAAGATACCCTTTTTGCTTATGGCCTACGGAATGTCAACACCAAAAAAGAAAAAGAAGAAGAAAAAGGGAGGGAAGAAGAGACATGAATGTACCTGTTAATAAAGCACTATATGCAAGAGTAAAAGCTGAAGCCAAACGTAAGTTTGCTGTTTATCCTTCTGCCTATGCAAATGCTTGGCTTGTCCGAGAATATAAGAAGCGTGGTGGAACTTATAGAGTAGGAAAGAAGAAAAGTGCCACAAAAAAGAAAAAGTAGCAGAACTAAAGGTGGCTTAGACCGTTGGTTTAAAGAAAAGTGGGTAGATGTAAAAACTGGTAAACCTTGTGGTCGCCAAAAAGGTGAAAATAGAGGCTACCCTGCTTGCAGACCCAGTAAACGTGTCTCAAGTAAGACACCTAAGACAACAAAAGAGATGAGTCCAGCAGAAAAAGCCAGGTTTAAGAGAGAAAAAACAAGCAGTAAGAAGATAACATATCAACATAGACGAAAAAAGAAGAAAAAATAAGTGAAAATTACAAATTAAAAGGTAAGATAGTGATATAGAGATCAGAAATCATGCCAAAAGGATCTTATTCTGCAAAACAGCGTAAATTAGCTGCGGTTGCACCCCCAAGAGACAAGATTACAGGTGCTGATCTTAAAAAATTAAACGCAAAGAAAAAGAAAAAGAGGAAAAAGAAATGAAAAGAAAAGAACTTACAGCTAGACAGAAAACTGCATTAGCAAATCACAAGAAAAAAGGTACTCATACTGCACAGCACATGGCAGTTATGAAGAAAGAGATGTTAAATGGCAAAACATTTATGGAAGCACATAGAATAGCCATGAAGAAGAAAGGAAAGTAATGCCACGCAAAAAAGGAGTCAGTTTATCAGTAGGAAGAGGCGAAAAGTCCAAGAAGGGAGGACTGACTGCGAAAGGACGAGCAAAGTATAATAAAGCTACAGGAAGTAATTTAAAAGCACCTGTTACAGGCAAAGTAAAACCTGGTAGTAAAGCTGCGAAAAGACGTAAATCTTTTTGTGCAAGAATGTCTGGTATGCCTGGACCATTAAAGAAACCTAATGGTAAACCCACTAGAAAAGCATTAGCATTAAGGAGATGGAAGTGTTGACATGACTTATTCTTTACCAGGAATGTTTAATACCAGTATTACTTCTACTACCTATATGGGTGGAAGTGATAGTCCTTTTACTCGTAATAGAGCAGTATTGGACATGATAAAGGGATGGGAAATAATGAAAGCTGTTACTGAGGGAACAGAATATTTGCGTGATAATAGTGAAGCTTTTTTACCGTTAGAACCAAGAGAAGATTTTGATGCCTATAAAGCAAGAGTTAATAGATCTGTATTTAGTCCTTTTACACAGAGATTAATAAGAGCAGCAACAGGATTAGTTCTTCGTAAACCGATAACACTGATAGGAGATCCTTATTGGACAGAAATGTTCAAAATGGATGTTGATGGTTGTAAATCAGATTTAGATGAATATGCAAGAAGATTATTGATGTGTTCATTAACTTATGGTCAAAGTCATATCCTTGTTGATTATCCTGCACCTTCTGGCGCGGTTAGTCTTGCAGAAGAACGTCAGCAGAATCGTAGGCCATATTGGATTGAGATAGATCCTACAAATATTTATGGTTGGAGATTGGATAGAGAATCTAATTATGGAAATCTTATACAGGTAAGGATTGCAGAGAAAGCTGTTTTACCTGATGGCGAATTTGGTGAAAGCATATACGATCAGATGAGAGTTATAGAACCAGGACGTTATCGTGTTTTCAGAAAAAAAGAAACAGTACAGGACTTATACGAAGAGAATGATGGTGCTTATTCTGGGGATATGTCTAGTCCAGCAGGTGCGAAAGATTATGAACTGTCCGAATCAGGCCAATTTTCTTTGGGCGAGATACCTTTGGTCACTGTTTACTCAGGTAAGATTGACAACATGACAAGTAAGCCACCATTACTTGATATTGCATATTTAAACTTAGCTCATTATCAAAGACAGGCTGATCTTATACATAGTTTGCATGTTGCATCTCAACCAATGTTAGTGATGGAAGGATATGACGATCAGACAAAAGATCTTGCTATATCTGTTAATTATGCAATGGCTACACAACCAGGTAACAAAGTTTATTATGTAGAACCAGCAAGTAGTGCTTTTGATGCTCAATCAGCAGAAATAAAAGAACTACAGATGCAGATGGCAACTTTAGGTATCAGTACATTATCTCAACAGAAGTTTGTAGCAGAATCTGCTGATGCAAGAAGATTAGATCGTGTTGATACGAACTCTATGTTGTCTATGGTTTCTATGGAATTGGAACAGAAATTACAGAAAGCGTTTAATTTATCTGCACAATATGTAGGATTAGAACCACCAGAAGTCAAAATCAGTAGAGACTTTGATATTGAAAGATTGATAGGACAGGATATTACAGCATTAACTTCCTTGTTTGACCAACAGGTTATAGATAGAGAAGAGTTTAGACAGATCCTTGTACAGGGTGAAGTTTTACCTGAAAATAATGAGACAAGTGAGACTGATTCCGCTCCAGAAGCTCCGAAAAGAGAAGGAGCAACACCAGAGCAGGTAGATAGGTTAATTAACGCATTAATGAACGATGGCAACTAAAGAAGATCTAAGTTTAGCTCAAGTTACAGCTTTAGTTCGTCTTAAAAATAAAATAGATTCTCTGCCAAAACCTATAGACGGTAGAGATGGTAAACCTGGAACGCAGGGGCCAACAGGACCAAAAGGTGAAAAAGGTATTCAAGGAGCAAAAGGAGAACAAGGTCCAAAAGGTAATAAGGGAGATCAAGGAAAGGAAGGACAAAGAGGACCAGCAGGACCACAGGGAGTAAAGGGAGATTCTGGTAATAAAATTATCAGTGGAGCGAATCAACCTGAAGCTAATCAGGGAGATGAAGGTGATTTTTATGTACAGAAAAAACCATTAAAGTTTTTTGGTCCTAAAAGATTAGATAACTGGGGTGATGGTATTCCTTTGTCTGCCCTGCCTGAAGATGATAAGAAAAGTTCCTTGACGTTAGCAGGAATTTTACCTCAAGGACAAACTGGTACTGGTAGTGGTGCAACTGTAGAGATAGGAACAACAACTACTGGTAATACTGGTACAAATGCAAGTGTTACTAATACAGGAACAAGTAGTGCTGCTGTTTTTAATTTTACAATCCCCAGAGGTGCTAACGGTACAAACGGAACTAATGGTACAAATGGAAGTGATGGAGCAGATGGTGCGGATGGAGCTACTGGTGCTCAAGGTCCAGCAGGTAATGCTGCAACAGTTGCTATCGGTACAGTGACTACAGG